AAAAGTGTTGCTATCAAATAAATTAATTTACCCATGCTTTATATTTTTCCATTTTTAAAATAGATTCAAATGCTTTTGAACCATTATATCCAATTACAAAACCCAAACCAATATACAAACCAAAAATAGGTAATAGTGTCATTCTTCTGTATCCTTTCTAAAGATGTTATTATCAACACAGCTTATTCTATAATCACTTGGTGGTTTATTTTTATCATACATAAGTTGATACCAAGAAGCGATTTGCAGTCCTGATGTAATTAATAAAATAGTATCTTCATCATTAACCACTGCATATTTTTTAACTGGTGGCAAATCTACATCCATCATTATTTTTTACTCATCCAAGCAGTAACACCCATAAATGCACCAGCTACACCAGCTGCTGCTATGAAGTAAGTTGGTGCAATAGTTGCTAACAAATCAGCAGACTTAGTTAAACCAAACCATTCACAAATCATAATACACGCTGGATAACTAATCATACCAACTAAAGCATACCATGCCATCATTCTTTGATGTCTTTGACGTCTATTTGTTCGCTCTATTTCTTCAATAGCCTGTATATCTTTTATTTCATTATCCGTTATCTCACCGTCATCATCAACATCATATTTGTCGAGTATTGAACCTGGCTGCAATTTTTTTCCTTGTTTAGTCTGTGATTTTACCATTTATATTCTCCACGTTTTGAAAAGCAGGCGCACTTAAAATTATATCAATCATCCACCATATCAACCAAACACTTAATAATAAGACAATCGATATTACTGTAATGTCCCTGCACATTTTAATAAATTTTCTTTTCCTTCTTCTTTGATCCCAAATTAATTTTTCTCTATCTTCTTTTATCTTACGGCGACGCTTAATAAAGTCGCGGTAGCCATCAAGTCCAAGATGGTGAAGTTCTCCCCATGTGAACATGTGACGTATCTCATCCTCCATTTCTTTGACTTTTCTCTTTGCTATAATTTGATCAAATGCCTCACTTGTTTCATTCTTAGCAAAACCTATCTTTTCAAAGATTCCTAATTTTTTTGGTTTATCGTCCTCGTCCTTTTCATTTATAAAGTTATTTAAGTCGCTAACGTGCCCAGCCCATTTAGAGAGCTGTTTATATATATCTTCAGCATCTTTTCCTGCCTGCACTACTTTCTTAACACCCGTGAAGGCAGCTGTAGCTAAAGACAATGCTGTTAATGGATCCATATTTTCCTTTTAGTTACGTTGTTCTAAAATTGATTTGATAGTACTATAATAATATGAGTTTCTTTTATACAAATGTTTACGGTCGTGGAAATTATGTCTACTTTAGAGGCATAAAGGACGACAAACGTGTAAACTTGAAACTACCATTTCAACCTAGTTTATACAAACGCACACACAAAGATTCTAAATTCAAATCACTCGAAGGTCATAACCTAGAGAGGATCAAATTTGATGACCTCTATCGTGCGAAAGATTTCATAAAGAAGTATAGAGAAGTGTCGAATTTTCCCATATACGGCAACACAAACTACGCATATCAATTAATAAGTAAGTTCTTCCCCAATGACATAGAATTCGATATGTCTTTAATTAAAATACTCACTATTGACATAGAGACTTCGACAGAATATGGATTTCCTGATCCAAGAACAGCTCAGGAACAAATACTATTGATAACAACTCAAGATTTCAATACCAAACAAATAACTACGTTTGGATGTAAGCCTTTTATATCAGAACAAAATAATGTTAATTATGTTCAATGTAAAGATGAATTTGACTTGCTACGTAAATTCATAACTCATATCAAAGAAGATTATCCAGATATTATAACTGGCTGGAATGTTCAGCTCTTTGACATAGCATATTTATCCTCACGTATAGTTAAAGTGCTTGGTGAAAGTGCAGTTCAAGAGTGTTCACCTTATGGCACGTTTGTAACGAAAGAAGTGCCGTATGCCAAGGGCAGAACACAACTGGCATATGAGTGGCAGGGCATATCAATACTCGATTATATGCAGTTATATAAGAAGTTTGCATATAAGACACTTGAATCTTATTCTTTGGACTTTGTATCTAAAGAAGAGTTGAATGCACAGAAGATAAAACATAATTATGAAAACTTTAAGGAGTTTTATACAAAAGATTGGAAGTTGTTTACTGAATACAATATAGTAGACGTTGAACTTGTTGATAAGTTAGAAGATAAGATGAAGCTAATCAATCTTATAGTCACAATGGCTTATAATGCAAAGTGTAATTATATTGATGTATTCTCTTCTGTAAGAACTTGGGATTGTATTATATACAATAAACTACTTAATGATAACATAATTCCAAGAACAAGATTTGACCAAGATCAGATAGTTGATAGAATGATACTTGGTGCATATGTTAAAGATCCTAAGCCTAAGAAATATGATTGGGTGGTTTCATTTGATGCTACATCTCTATATCCATCTATAATGATGACATATAATATGTCTCCTGATACTTTGATTGAAGGAGAGAAACATTTAGGTGATACAGAAAAATCTATTGATATGCTTATTGATGGTAAGGTTAATACATCTAAACTAAAAGATGATGATATAACAATGGCTGCTAATGGTCAGTGTTTTAGAAAAGATAAGATTGGTGTTTTACCAGATCTTATTAACTGGTACTTTAGTATGAGACAGAAAGTTAAGAAAGAAATGATTGATGCTCAGAAGAAAGGTGATCTTGAGCATGTAACAAGTCTTAACTCTAAACAAATGTCAGCTAAGATTCTAATGAATAGTTTATATGGTGCAAGTGGTAATCAATACTTCAGATATTATGATACAAGGATAGCTGAAGGTATAACTATGACCGGTCAGTATATAATTCGTTTTGTTGCAAAGAGAGTAAATGAATATCTAAACAAGATATGTAAAACTAAAGACGTTGAATATTCATTCTATTCAGATACTGATTCAACTTATATAACACTCGGTAAGTTTGTAGAACAAAACTATGCTGATAAATCTAAAAAAGAAATAGTTGAAATATTAGATAAATTTTGTGATACAGCTCTTACTAAAGTTATTGATAATGCATGTAGTGAAATATTTGAATATACAAATGTATATCAGAAACGAATAACATTCAAACGAGAAGTAATTGCTGACCATGGTGTATGGTTGGCTAAGAAAAGATATGCGTTGAATGTTTATGATTCTGAAGGTATAAAATATGATCCTCCAAAACTTAAAGTACAAGGTATGGAGATTGTAAGATCATCTACACCACAATCAGTTCGAACTGCTTTAAAACAATCTGTTGGATTTGTACTTACAAAGACTGAAGATGAACTACAAGAATTTGTAAAAGATCTTGAAGAGAAATGGTATAGCTTGCCACCACAAGATATTGCATTCCCGAGAACTGTAAACAATGTAGGTAAATATAGAGATGCAAATTCAATATTCAAGAAAGGAACTCCTATACACGTTAGAGGAGCTTTGTTGTATAATCATTTGCTTAACGAGAAAAAATTAGAAACAAAATATCAAACTTTATTAGAAGGTGATAAAATTAAGTTTGTATATCTTAAAGAACCTAATCCATTAGGTACAAATGTTATAACTTTCCAAAGTAATATACCGCCTGAATTCAAAGTTTCAGAATATGTAGATTATCAGATGATGTTTGAAAAAGCATTTCTCGATCCACTTAATTCTTTGCTGGCATGTGTTGGTTGGAAAGTAAAAGAAGAGGCTACGCTTGAAGGATTATTTGGTTAGGTTACTCATATTGATTATTTTAGTAATAATGTTTATAATGGGTTATTATAGTGAACTATGTAGAGGTGTGTTATGTCCTTAATGGAAAAAATAAAGAAGAATTCAACAATAAAAGATACCAATATTCTTTCAGAATCTAAGTTTTTTAATTCGAAAGATATGATTCAAACACCAGTACCAATGTTTAATGTAGCATTGTCAGGTAAGATTGATGGTGGTTTAACACCAGGTCTTACAGTATTTGCTGGTCCTTCTAAACATTTTAAAACTGCATTTGCATTATTACTTGCAAAATCTTATATGGAGAAATATGATGATAGTGTTGTTTTGTTTTATGATTCTGAGTTTGGTTCTCCTCAGTCTTATTTTGAGTCCTTTGGTATTGACACATCTCGCGTCCTACACACACCCGTCACAGATGTCGAGCAGCTCAAGCATGATAGTATGCAGCAGCTTAATAGTATTGAACGCGGTGATAGGATTATATTTATTGTCGACTCTGTTGGCAATCTAGCATCAAGAAAAGAAGTAGAAGATTCATTATCTGGCAAATCAGTAGCTGATATGTCAAGAGCAAAACAATTGAAAAGTTTGTTTAGAATGATAACACCTCATCTTGCAATTAAAGATATACCAATGGTTGTAGTTAACCATACCTATAAAGAAATTGGAATGTTTCCTAAAGATGTTGTATCAGGAGGTACAGGTGTTTATTATTCAGCAGATAACATTTATATTATTGGTCGACAGCAAGAAAAAGATACAACTGGATTAACTGGTTATAACTTTATTATTAATGTGGAGAAGTCTCGATATGTTAGAGAGAAAACAAAGATAGCAGTAGAAGTAAGTTTTGAAGGTGGCATAAGTAAATGGTCTGGTCTAATGGATGTTGCATTAGCTGGTAAGTTTGTTACTAAACCTTCGAATGGTTGGTACAGTAGAAAAGAAGAAGATCAAAAGTTTAGAATGAAAGATACATACACCAAAGATTTTTGGTTACCAATCGTATCTAGTAAAGAATTTCAAGATTACATAGAAACAAATTTTAAATCTTCAGGTTCAAATTTAATGACAAATAGTTTATCTGAAGATGATTTAGAGAAAGAGTTTGCTAATGCTACGGAATGATTTATATAAACCATGGTTTGCTGATGAAAAGCAGTGGGGATTTGAAATACTATCTGGTGATTTTTTAGGTTTAGTTGTACAGTTAGAAAATATTGATATGTTGGAAGAAGCTAAAAATGGCATTGGAGTAAATTATCACATTATTCATAAACCTGAATATCTAACAAAAGATATGATGCAAAGTGAAATGCTTAATCAAACATTTGATCTAATTATAAATGATATATTACAGGAGGCTATGCAAATAAATGACGAACACAATAGAGATAACAATACTAAGGAATCTAATTCATAACGAAGATTATCTTAGAAAAGTAATACCATTCCTCAAAGATGAATATTTCTACGATCAAAGTCAAAAGATCATATTTAACTTAATTAATGAATTTGTTAAAAAATACAACAAAACACCTACAGAAGAGTCACTAACAATAGCGCTACAAGATAGTAACACATCTGAAAGTTACTTTGAATCTTGTAAAACACTAATCAAGGCCTTAAATAACGAGAATGTAGACAGTAAATGGTTATATGATGCATCAGAGAAGTTTTGTAAAGATAAAGCCGTATACAACGCTATATTGAAGTCTATAGCCGTGATTGACGGTAAAGATAAGCAATTATCTAAAGAAGGAATACCTGATATTTTGACTGAAGCACTTGGTGTGAGTTTTGATAGATCAGTCGGTCACGATTACATTGATGACGCTGAGTCACGTTATGATTTTTACAACAGAAAAGAAGATCGTATACCGTTTGATTTAGAGTATATGAATAAGATTACACAAGGTGGTTTGCCAAATAAAACACTTAATATTGTTATGGCAGGAACAGGTGTTGGTAAGTCTTTATTCATGTGTCATATAGCTTCAAGCATTCTTTCTCAAGGTAAAAATGTATTATATATTACTATGGAGATGGCAGAAGAAAGAATAGCAGAAAGATTGGATGCTAACTTACTAAACATTGAGTTAGATCAGATAAAAGATCTTCCAAAGCAAATGTATAATAGCAGGATATCAAAGTATT